GTGATGAAGCTTGCTTGGTTATGTTATCCACACGATTCAGAAGATGATCTGTATCCTGTTGTTCGTTTTGTAGAACCAGAGCGTTGGATATGGCGCAAGGTTGTTCCTATCGTCTATGCTGTGTTGGAGGCTGAGTGATGACTGTTATTAAGCATTGTTCGCTTTGCGAACAACCAGCAACATGGATGCGTTATACACAGTTTGCTGGTAATCATCCATTCTGTGATAAACATGCTGAGTTGGAATCAGACTTCAATGATGGTGATTGGGAAAAGATAGAACTTAATTTAACAAAAGTGCAGCTGAATTGGTCTCAAGATATTTTGATTAGGATCAAATCTATACTTGAATCTAAAGGTTGGACTGACGAGCAAAAACTCGTCAGCATTGCTTGGCTTGTTAAACAAGGATTAAAGAAAGAAGAAGATTAATTACTTCTTTGGCTGCTCTTTATTTGCTTCGGCTTCAGCCTTAGCGCCCTCAAGAGTCTTATACACAGCATTCATATTCTTTTGACAAACTGTATTTTTGCCATGAAGCTCAATAAGAAGCTTCGCTACTTCAATATCAGTTAGTGTTTCGGGATTTGGAAAACGCCTTACGTTTTGACAATAGAACATAGAACGATCAGGAACAAATACTTGAATTTCTGTTTTAGTGATCACTTGTGCTGGCTTACTTGCGCAACCAGTAAGAGCTAAAGCAGCAGCAATAATAAATAATGATTTCATTTAGGAACCTCTTGTAGTCTTTTCACGGTTTCTTTCAAAATACTAGAAGCTGGTCTATCGTTTTTAATAGTTTCAGTTTTGGTCAAGTTGGTGCTTATGTCACCAATTTTACCTTCAAATTCTTTTTTATCTTTTGAATTGTTATCTTCTATTTCTTTTTGTCTTTTGGCTATGTTTTCAAGCTTTTCTTTTAGAGCCTGTTGATCTTTAATGTTTTGCTCTAATTGTGCTTGATTATACTCCATAAGAGCTTCGCGCTCTATACTGGTACGCCAATTGTAATAGAATGCGGTGAGTGCACCGAATAGGAATATTCCACCTATGATATATAATTGAATACGACCCATAGTAACCTCCATTATACGGATTATTTATATGAAAGTAAACATTGGACCATACCGCGATGGTGTTCGCATTTGGAAATGGGAAGACAAGTGGTTAGAATATAATCATGGTATGCGATATTATGATGTTGATGAAGAAAACTATACAACTGCTGATAAGGTGGTCATCAATTTGGTTGCTGCTGGTCAGTGGGTGCTTGATAAAACCATCAATATCATCCTGAATCGCGAGCGCAAGGTTTATGTTCGTATAGATCCTTATGATACTTGGTCAATGGATCATACACTATCTTTGATCGTTCATCCTATGCTCCTACAACTGAAGGCAACAAAGCATGGTTCGCCTTTTGTTGATGATGAAGACGTACCTGAACATCTTCGTTCTTCAGCAGCACCTGAACTCACTCAGGAACAAAAAGAATATGGGCATACTGACGAGCTATTTCATGATCGTTGGTCTTGGGTGCTTGATGAGATGATTTACGCTTTCGAATCTAATCTTGATGAAAATTGGGACGATCAGTTTGAAAGTGGTGTTCGTGATTATACAGATATAGAAGAGCCACATCCCAAGTTTGGTAAAGTTTATTCTATGAAAGAAGGTCCAAACCATACATTTAAGGTAGATCATGAAGCTATGAAGGCAGGTTGGGATCGTCGTAAAAACGGTATGCGTTTGTTTGGTAAGTACTACAACAACTTGTGGGATTGAAATGACTCCAAAATTAGAGATGTTTATTCAAATACCAGAAAGCGTAGTTAAAGAGGGAGCTGCTTCCTGCGCTGATGATCCAAATAACGGATTTCTAAAAGTTCTCAAAGCTGGAGCTGAATACAAAGCTGCCAATATGACACCTATCTATATTCTTGATCAACGTTATCAGGATTTGGTAGTTGTTGCTAAAGAAACATTTCAAAAAAAATTAAACTGACCCCTTGAAATTTATAGGTTCAAAGCCTATATATACTGTGAGTTGCCGTTCGGGACTCGCAAATTAAACTCTCGCTTAACAGGAGAACTATTATGAATACACCGTATAAATTTGATCACACATTTTCAGACCTTGCCAAGTTTGATAAGTTTTTTGTCGGTTCTGACAAATTCCTTTCTAAGGTTCAAGAAACTGCTCAATACCTAGCTAACACTGCTGGTTCAGCTGGTTATCCTCCATTCAATCTTAAGAAAACAGATGATAATGTATATGTAATTGAAATGGCTGTTGCTGGTTTCGGTAAGCAGGACATTGAACTTACGCTTGAAGACAATAAGCTTAAGATTGCTGGTCAAACTACACTCGATACATTGACTGATGATGGCGTCAATGTTGATTACCTTCACAAAGGTATTTCTGATCGTCCTTTCCAACGTACATTTACACTTGCTGATAATGTTGTTGTTAACAATGCGAAAATGGTAAATGGTTTGTTGAAGATTTGGCTCGAACATATTATCCCAGAAGATAAGAAGCCAAAGAAAATCGATATCACTGAAGATACAACTTCGGTTGTCGTAAAGAAATAATCTAATTGAACTTTTTGTTATGATAACGGTTGGGAGGGCAACTTCCCAACCATTTCCAGTTTGTACATAAAGGAACAAAAATGTTTAATATATTAGATAACATAGTGCGTACATTCAGATACTATAAGACAATTGAAGAGTTATCACGTTTAACAGATAAAGAACTAGCTGATATTGGTGTTTACCGTTGTCAAATACCGTTTGTAGCGCTCGAAGCCAACTTACCTAAATAATCCGTGAATTTCTTCTATATTATGGCTGAACTTAATATGGGAGATAAATATGGCTTTGGTAAATTTCGAACAATTGAATGACTTCTTTGAAGATACGAATGAAGATATCGTTCAGAGATATGTTGATCCTTTAAACGCTGTTTTAGAGTTTTATGAAATCAACAACAAACAGAGAATTTCTATGTTTCTTGCTCAAGTTGGGCATGAATCAGGTGGTTTAAGAACAATTAAAGAAAATCTGAATTATTCAGCAGATAGATTAAAGGTAATCTTTCCGAAGTATTTTCGTGGCATTGATACTAGCTCATTTGCTAAAAATCCAGAAAAGATAGCCAATCGTGTTTATGCTAGTCGCATGGGCAATGGTGATGAAGCTTCTGGTGATGGTTATCGTTACTGTGGTCGTGGTTTGATCCAGTTGACTGGTAAAAGTAACTATGCAGCTTTTGCAGCTGATATGCAAATGTCACTTGAAGAAGCTACTGAATGGTTGAAAGATGAAGAAGGTGCAACTTGGTCAGCTGGTTGGTTCTGGGATTCCCGCGAACTCAATCAATGGGCTGATCATGGTGATGTACTTACCGTTACAAAGAAAATCAACGGTGGTACAATCGGTCTAGCAGATCGTCAAGCTCATTATGCCGCAGCATTAGAAATATTCGGTTAAGGAGAGCGATATGCCTAAATTCGGTACACCAGATTTAGAAGAAGAACCAGTAGCAAAACCAGCAATGGATCAGCTACCACCAGCAACTAAAGGTGCAGCTGCTACTGTTGTTCAATCAGCACCATACACACCAATAGTTTCTGGTGGTAGTTCTTCAGCAGCTGTTCAACAGCTTTCGCCAGAAGCACAGCTTGCTAAAATAGAACTAGAAAAGAAGCAGTGGGAAAAGGAAAGCGCAAAGCAAGACGAGCATTGGGCGAAAGCTTATTGGCGTCCAGCAATGGGCTGGCTTTATATGTTGATTTGCTTGGTTGACTTCGTTGTTTTCCCAGCAATTGCTATGTTTTTACCAATTGTAACTAAATTACAGTATGTTGCTTGGCAGTCACTATCACTATCAAATGGTGGTTTGATTCACATGGCGTTTGGTGCTATCCTTGGCGTTGCTGCTTATGGTAGAACACAAGAAAAGGTTGCAAGTAAACAATAAACTTGACTTTATTTTGTTGTTATAATATACTTATGATTATCATTTGGGGGTATTATGTTTTATACTAACGTATATATGCGTGGCGACAAAATTTACATGCGTGGTTTTGATAAGGGACTTCGCATTAAGGACATTATTCAGTATAAGCCATATCTTTTTCTTTCTTCAAAGAAGGCTAATACTGGGTTTAAAACATTAGATGGTAAGTCTGTAGAAAAGATGTCATTTGACAGTATTTCTGAAGCTAGAGATTTTATCTCTACTTACAGTGATATGTCTAACATGGAAATCTACGGACTTACCACTTTTCCTTACCTTTATATTTACGACAACTTCAAGGGTGATATTGATTACGACCCTAAGATCGTAAATATCGGCACGCTTGATATTGAGTGTGCTGCTGACGAAGGTTTTCCTGACATTCAAAAGGCTGATAAAGAGCTGACAGCGATCACCGTTCGCTGTAAAAACAGAAACTATGTGTTTGGTTGTGGCGAGTTTGTCACAAACGATCCTAACACTCATTACCTTAAATGTAAAGATGAATATGAATTAATTCAAAAGTTTCTTGCTTGTTGGCAAGCACTTGATCTTGATATTGTTACTGGTTGGAACATCGAGTTTTTCGATATTCCTTATCTGGTAAACCGTATCAGGTTGCTGTTCAATGATGCTGAGGCTAAAAAGCTCTCGCCTTGGAAAATCCTAGATGAAAAGAGCGTAGAGTTTCGTGGTAAAGAAAATCAGAGCTTTACGCCTGTTGGTGTTGCTGTATTGGATTACTATCAGCTTTACCGTAAGTTTATGTTCGGTAATCAGGAATCATACAAGCTTGATTACATTTCACAGGTTGAACTTGGTGAGCAAAAGATCGATTATTCTGAATATGGTAACTTGCTAGAGCTCTATAAGAAAAACTACCAAAAGTTTATTGAGTATAATATTCATGACTGCGTGCTTGTTGATAGGCTTGATGATAAGCTCAAGTTTATTGAACAGGTCATGGCACTTGCGTATGACGCTCATGTAAACTACAATGATACCATGACTACTGTTCGTCCTTGGGATATTATTATTCATAATTATCTGCTTGAACAGGGTGTTGTTATTCCTCAAATGAAGAAACAACAAATGGACGAACCACTTGTTGGTGGTTATGTCAAAGAGCCTAAGCTTGGTCTTAGTAAGTGGGTTGTGTCGTTTGACTTGAACAGCCTGTATCCTCATTTGATCATGCAGTATAATATCAGCCCAGAAACATTCGTAACACGTCTGCCCAACTTTCAGTCAATTGACACGTTGCTTAATGGATCTTTTACACATAACTGTCCACATGCAATCACCGCAAATGGATGTATCTATCGCAAAGACAAGCAAGGTTTTCTTCCTCAGCTGATGGAGAAAATGTACAACGACCGTGTTGTTTACAAAAAGAAAATGTTGGAGGCGAAGCAGCGTTATGAAAAGACTAAAAGCAAAGACGACGAGAAACTCATCGCTAGATATCACAACATGCAAATGGCGAAGAAAATCCAGCTCAACTCGGCTTACGGCGCATTGGGGAACCAATATTTCAGGTGGTTTAATTTCAATCATGCTGAAGCCATTACCACTTCAGGCCAACTCTCTATTAGGTGGATCGAAAAGAAAGTCAATCTTTACTTCAACAAAATTTGTAGAACGGACGGGGTGGATTATGTAATCGCTTCTGATACTGACTCTATTTACGTCACGTTTGAGAAGTTAATCCCAGAAGGTAGTGATGATGTTGAAGCTGTCAGACTGATTGATCAGTTTTGCGAAAAGAAAATCCAACCTTACCTTGATAGTTGTTATGACGAACTAGCTGGTATGATGAACGCTTATCAGCAAAAGATGCAAATGAAGCGCGAAACCATTGCCAATAAGGGTATTTGGAAAGCGAAGAAAATGTATATCCTCAATGCTTGGAACGTTGAAGGTGTTCAATATGATAAGCCCAAGCTGAAGATTCAGGGTATTGAGGCTGTTCGCTCTTCAACACCCCATGCTTGTCGTGAAAACATTAAAACAGCTCTTGAAATCATCATGAATAGAGATGAAGCTGTGCTGAGAGATTTCGTTAATGATTTCAAAGTAAAGTTTATGGAGCTACCGTTTGAAGACGTAGCTTTCCCACGTGGCATCAAAGGTATGAGTAAGTATAAGGATGCTGCTACGATCTATAAAAAAAGCACACCAATTCAGGTCAAGGGTGCTTTGATCTTCAATCATATGTTGGTACAAAACAAGTTGAAGAACATTCCTCCTATTTCTGATGGTGATAAGGTCAAGTTCGCTTATCTTAGGGAGCCTAACCCTATTGGTCAAACTGTTATCGCAACTTCTGATTATATACCAGTTGAATTTAATTTAGATAAGTATATTGATCGTGATATGCAGTTCAATAAAGCATTCCTTGACCCACTGCTATCTATCACAAACGCTATTGGTTGGCAATTAGAGCCAAAAGCTACTTTGGAGGATTTCTTTTCATGAGTATAGAAGACGAAGACGATTTTGGTTTCACCTTTGCTGACTCTAATGAGATACAAGAGCAAACTAAAGACAAAGCTGAAGGTTTGAAGAAAATGATCATGCCACTTTTGAACAACCTGATGAAGAATCCTGAAAAGGATACTATTGTTTGGCCAGGAAGAGAAAAGACTATTAAAGCATTCATTAAGAAAATGGATGACTATTTGAAAACTTGACTTTAATACACATACGATTTATACTAATAATACGATTACAAGGAGTAATATATGTCGCTTAAAGATAAATTGATTAAGAATTCTACAATTGATTACACTTCGACGCTTACTGACAGTAAGATTTATACTAAGAAGGATATTATCCCAACGCCTGTTCCTATCATCAACGTTGCGTTGTCGGGTTCGGTAGATGGTGGGTTGACTCCTGGTTTGACGATGCTTGCAGGGCCATCAAAGCATTTCAAAACTGGTTTTGCTTTGTTGATGGCGTCAGCTTTTCTAAAGAAGTATAAAGATGGAATTATTCTTTTTTATGATAGTGAGTTTGGTACTCCTCAATCATATTTCAAATCGTTTGGTATTCCTTTTGATTCCGTTGTACATACACCTATTATGGATGTTGAGCAACTGAAGTTCGATATTATGCAGCAGTTCAAGAGCATTGAGCGCGAAGATCATGTTCTTGTTATCATTGACTCTATTGGTAACCTAGCCTCTAAGAAAGAGGTAGATGATGCGCTTGATGGTAAGTCAGTTGCTGATATGTCGCGTGCTAAGCAGCTAAAGTCTTTGTTCCGTATGATCACACCTTATCTTTCATTGAAGGATATTCCTTTGATCGCAGTCAATCATACATATGAAGATATGGGAATGTACCCTAAGCAAATCGTTGGTGGTGGTACTGGTTCATATTATGGTTCAGATAATATCTGGATTTTGGGTCGCCAGCAGGATAAGGATGCTGACGGTATTGCTGGTTATCACTTCATCATCAATGTAGAAAAGTCTCGTTACGTTAAGGAAAAGTCGAGAATTCCTATCACAGTATCATATGAAGGTGGTATCAACCGTTGGTCTGGTCTACTCGAAGTCGCTATTGATGGTGGGTATATCGTAAAACCTAAAGCTGGTTGGTATGCTACAGTTGACCGTTCTACAGGTGAAGTGAAGCAGCCTAGTATGCGTGCTAACGATTTTGTCAACGATAAAGAATTTTGGATGAAAATGTTTGCTGAAACAGATTTCGCCAAATATCTCGAAAACAAGTATAAAGTCTCTCATGGCGCAATTATGGAGGATGATGATGCAACTGACGAAGAATAACGATCTGTATTGGAACGATATTTCTACTTTTTGGAGCGATGATCGCAGCAGGAAAGCTGTTGTTAA